TTGCCGGCGTTGCCGCTCGGGTCGCCCGGGTACCACACGCAGCGGTCTTTGCCGGTGCCCTGCTTCGCAGACTCGGCCCAGCCGAACGGGTTGTCGGCCTTCGTGCCGTCGGCCGCGAACTGCGCGACCACGTCGCGGTAGAGCTTCTCGAGCGCCAGGACGATCACGGCTTCACCGCCTTGTCGAAGCGCTGCGCGAGCACCTTGGTAATCGCCGCCGCCATCGGCTGCGGGATCGAATCGGTCGGGATGATCTTGCGCACCTTGCCCGAGCGAGCCCAGCCCTTGTGGTGCAGCGCCTCCGGCCCGCGCAGGCGCACGAACACGCGCGTGCCGACGGCGACAACAGCGAGCGCGCCGGCGGCGTGCGTGAGCGGCTTCTCGCCGGTCTTGGTGGGCGTCCACGGCTCACCGTCCGGCGTCGTGCCGGCGGCGATGGTGCGCTGCAGCTCGATCTCGACCGCGCGCGCGACCTCGGGCGCTGCGCCGTAGGCGAGAGCCTTGGGCAGCGCGCGAATGCGCGCGATGTGCGCGTCGAGCTGTGCGAGGCCGTCAGCCACCGGTGCCTCCGCGGTTCATGTCCTCGTTGCGGCCGATGTCTGCTTGACGGTCGGCCCAGACGTACGGCGATTGCTCGCTGTAGGAGAGCGGGCCTGCTTTCGAGATGCCGCTCGCGGTCGTGTCCTGGCGCAGCGGTAAGTCGTACAGACCGTTCTCTGCGTCAGCTGCCTCTTTGATTTCCTTCTTGGCTTCGTCCGCGTCGTTCTTGATCTCCGCGAACTGCGCGTCGGTTGCGTCGACGCCGCGGCGCAGAAACACCTTCAGCGTCAGCAGGCGCGACACCCAACCGGTCACCGCGACCGGATACGGTGAGGCGAACGGCGCGTCGTAGCGCTTGCGCAGCTGCGCATCGACCCACGCGCTGATCAAACCCGCCTGCGCATCGATCCAGCCAGGCGCGACCGTTTCGATGGCGTCGACGAACTCCGCCGGTGCGACGGTGATCGCCTTGAAGGGGTCGAGTGTGAGGTACGTGGAAGCCATGCGAGCTCGTCGAGCGTGCGGTGAGCGTGACGAGCCGCCGCCAACGGCGGCAGCTCTGATCGCGCAGTGCTCAGGTCTTGCGGCCTTTGAAGAGCAAGTACGGATGGCCGGGCATCGTCACGTTGCGGCCTTCGGTGGTCCACTGGAACTTGCGATGACGCACGAGCTGCGCATCGGTCATGGGCCCGTAGTACGAGACCGCGAACGGCTCACGATTGACGTACGTCCAGGCGCCGAGCGGGTCGGAGGTGATCTCCTCCATGAAGATGTAGTAGTCGGTGTCGGTGCCGCCGAACGCGCTCGAGAGCTCGTCCATTTGGATCGGCTCGCCGAACGACCAATCACGCATCGTTCCTTCGAAGTCGGCCGAAGCGGCGCCGCCGCCCGTCGCTGCCTGTGCGATGAACTTCGCCTTGGTCAGCTGTTGGATGCGACCGCGCATTGCCGGCGGGTGGCCGATGCCAGCAACACGCAGGAAGCGCGGGTCTTTGCCGTTCGCCATCGGAACCGTCGCGATGTATGCGATCGCCTTCGTCAGGTTCGCCGCGGCGACGTCGAGCGTTACCGAGTCGTCGATCGGCAATGCACCGGGGTAGTAGCCCGACGCGCCGCCCGTGAAGACGTTCGCGTACTTCTTGCCGTTCGGCAAGAACGGGTTGACCGGGTGGTCAGTCGCGAAGAACGTCTTCTTGTCGTAGCCCTTCGGGTTCGCCAAGATGCCCTGCGCGACCATCTTCTGCGGCCAGTACGCTGCGTACGCACCGACTTGTCGCGACCAGCTCGCCGCTGCGTCGACGCCGTTGCCGTCGAGATCCTCGAGCTGGTTCTTGCCGATCTCGAGACCGGCCGATGCGTTGAGGTTCTCAGCCTCGAAGGTCACCGACACGATGTCTTCGAAGTCGATGTTGCCGCCCTTGCCGGACTGACGAATCTGCGCTGATTCGAGGAGCCACGAGATGCGCTCCTTTTTCGACTGCGAAGGCATCTCCTTGCAGATCTTCGGCCACCACACGTTGCTGTTGAGACGCGAGTAGTCGTTGGTCGTGATGACCTGCATGTTCGACTCGAGGTCGAACAAGAATTCAGGGGTGAGTGCGGGCATGGATTGGGTTTCCTTTCAGCTCAGCTCTCGCATCACGCCGACGGCGGTGCGGTGCAGACGATGACGGGGACGCGCACATTGCCTGCGCCGGCGGTGTAGACGGATGCGATCCGGTCGTGGCGCAGCGTGTCGCCCGCCTCGAGGAAGAGCGCTGCGAGCTCAGCGAAGCTGTCGACCGCGTTGCCGATGGTGCCGGGGTGCACGCCGGCCGGCGTGAGCGCCGCGGCGAGCGCGCCTGCGATCAAGTCGCCCTTCGTCGAGTAGCCCGCCTTGCTCGAGCTCAGGCCGATCGACGAGTTGGTGCCGCCGGTGAACGGCGTGGTCACATCCCAGTAGGGATTGGCCGCGAGCTTCAACACGAAGCCGGCGGGCACCGTGTGCAACACGGCCGCGTCGGCCGTGGAGAATAGAATCGCGAGCGACATGGTGAACTGCTTGTCGGCGCGCAACCACTTGCCGGTGCCCGCTGCGGGCGAGGCGACGAGCTGCTCGGAGGTATCGGCAGCCGTCGAGCTCGCCGCGAAGCGCCAGCTCGAGCCGTCCGCGTCGACCATGACGAGCTTGCCGTTGCTGCGGTTGGCGGCCGCGATGGCCTTGAGCGCAGTCATGTCGGCGACGTGCGCGCCGGCGGCCGCGGCGCCCGTCGCGCCAGTATGTCGAATGCCGCCGTACACGAGCACGCCGTCGTCCACATCGACGCCGAGCACGAGGCCAGCTTTGCTGCGGCCGGTGCCGTCTGCGCTGACCGTCGCAGCGTCGAGGATGTAGCACTCGGAGCCGATGTCCGTGGAGTCCAGCGCCGAGGCCGAGTCATTGTCCCAGAAGTGAGCGAAGAACTCGTCGAAGAACTCGACGTTGACCTTCGTGACGCCGTCGCCGGTGAGGTTGTCGAGGAACGTGCCGATGGGGATCAGCGTGGTGACGCCGTCCTTGCCGGGCTTCACGTTGCCCGTCGCCGTATCGATACAGGCCAGGTTTTCGCGCTCGGCGACTTCGCCGTTGTCGAGCACGAACATGTACTGATCCATCGAGCGCTTGTGTTTGATTCTCTCGGCCATGACTCTGTTGCCTTTCGGGAGCTAGAGCGAAGTCAGCTGCAACGGCTCACTCGCCGGCGGGCGGTGTGACGGGTTGCGCCGGCACGGCGACGGGTGCGCCGAGCGTGAGTCGATGGGGTTCGGCGATGACGCCGATCGAGCGGGTCTTGACCAGGCCCATGCGTTGATCGAGCTGCTGCTTCGCGGACGGCTCTTGGCGAGCTGCGCGTGCATCGCCCTGCCCTGCGCCGCGCGTGCCAACCACCGTCGTCGTCACGACGGGGCGAGGCTTCGGTTGCTTCGGCATGGCCGCGAGGATTCGCTTGACGTCAGCGAGTGCGGTTGTCTTGAGCTCGCGCACGAGCTCCTCCGCGAGGTCCGGACGGGCCGCGAGCAGTGCGTCGCGCTCGGCGTCGTCGCCCTTGGTCTCGACGCGGTGCAGGCGCGCTCCGAGCGAGCGCACTTCGCGCAGGATCTGTGCGCCTAGCCCGCCCGCAGCAGCAGCCGCTGCGTCCTTGTCGTCCTTGGGCTTGTCGTCCTCTTTCGGCTTGTCGCCATCGCCATCGCCATCGTCGTCCTTGGGCTTGTCGTCCATCGCGGCAAGCGCACGCTTCGCAGCAGCGGCCTCGTCGCCGTCGCCGTTGGCGAGCTCCTCGAGCGCTGCACGGGTGTCTTCGTACTTGGTGACGCTGGGCTTCATGGTTTCCTCATCGCTCGCGAGACCCGCGAGAAGCTGTTCGAACGAGTTGACTTGGTCGGCGAGCCGCGCCGCGAGCGCGGCCGGTCCGTGAAACACTCCGGCCTGCAAGGCCTTGAGCGCAGCGGTGTCGATGCCGCGCAGCTCAGAGACGAGGCCAAAGAACACCTGGGCCATCGAATCGATGATCTGTTGCGACGCCTCGAGCTCCGCGTCGGTGATCGGATTGTCGGGATGCCCATCCGCCTTGCGCGCGCCGCTCGTGATGAACGCAACGCGCAGTCCATGGGACGCGTCGTTGCCCGAGTAGTCGAAGCGCGTGCTGATCACGCCGATGGAACCCACCACCGACGTGTCCGAGATTGTGATCGACTCAGCCGCGCACGCGAGCGCGTAGGCGCCGGAGCATCCGCTGCCGGACACGTACGCGACGAGGCGCTTGCCAGCGACCGCCGCCTTTAGCCGCAACGCGCGAGCTGTGTCGAAGCACCCCGCGGCTTCGCCTCCGGGAGAATCGATGTACAGCAGCACTGTCGTCGCTGGGCCTTCGCAGGCGGTGTCCATACGGGACAGGATCGATTCGTACGAGTCGCACCAGCCCTCGTCGTGCTGATCGAGCGGGCCCCGGATGTCGATGATCTCGACGTCGCCAACGCTCCGGTTGACCGGCGGGTCGGGCGGGCGGAAGTACAGCTCGAAGAACGCCTGCGGTTGAATCGCAAGAATGCCGCTGCGCTGATAGCGCAGCCCAAGCCCGACCTCGGGAAGTGCTCGCGCGGCGCCGCGTTTCATGCGGCCTCCGATTTGTCAGCTGGAGCAATGGACGGCTTCAGCGGCACAACATTCGTCGCGGTACCGGGCGGCAGGTCTTTGATGGGTACCGAGTAGTGCTCGCAGAGCACTTCTACATCCGGCTGCTTGCCCGACGGCGCCAGCGCCTCGGTGAGGCCCTTGATCGCGTTCGCGAGCGTTTGCAGCGACGTGGCCTCGCTGTTGCGATCCTTGGGCGGCGTCACATCCCACTCGACGCACACAACTCGGCTCGAAATTGCTTCTTCGCCGTAGCGGCACGCGACGTACGTCGGAAAAACCTGCGTGTTGATCGTGTAGCTGAGGCCGTCCGCGATCGACTTGATGATGTCCGCTCGGATCGTCTTGTGGATGTCCGAATTTTGAAACCCGGCTCCGCCGTCGGTCGTCACGGTCTGCCCCGCGACCGTGATGATCATCTCTTGGTTTTGCTCGCTGATCGTGCTGCTGAATGAGTCAGCGCCGCGACCGTTGCTCTCGAGCAGCTTCACGTCGTAGCCGGGCGTCACACCGAAGACGGTGTTCATGCCCCAGCGCATTACCGCGCGGAACCACGCTTGCTTGTGCTTCTCGCCAGCGCCGGTCGGCGACACCGCGACGCGCGCAGGGTGGGCGAGCTTGCTCTCCCAGTTGTCCTTGTTGAAGGCCGCGTGGTCCTTGCGAATGTACGCGCGGCCGATGGCTCTCCAGATACCGTTGCGCCACGGCGCCATGCGACCGCCGGGGACGTGTAGCACCCATCGACCGTCGCCGGGCGTGATGGGCAACAGGCCGACAACGCTTCGGTAGTACCAACGATTTTCGCTCCACCGATACGACAGAAACTCCGGCTCGAGCCGCACGAGCACCGGAAAGTCGCGCCCTTCCACCGGCACGAGCTCGCCCACGCCGACGCCGATGGTACGACCGTCGGCGGCGAGCAGCGCGAGCTCGGCGGGCGGCAGCATCTCGTCGAACTCCGACAGCGCGGGATCGTTGCCCTGCGCGAGCGACTTGACGAGCTCCTTGTCGCCGCGAAACTTCTTCGGCAGGCGGACGAGGCCGTCGGTGCATGTACTCAGCACGCCAGCGAACACTCCGTCGCCGCGAGCCGCACGCATCAGGCGCGCAACGGACGTAAGGTTGCCGGCGTCGGCCTGGTGCTCGGCGGGCTCCATGTCGCCGATGTACCAACGCGATTGCGACGTACCCGGCGGCGCAAGCTGACCGCCGTACTGCCGGCGGATTCGCTCGACCTCAGGAGAGTCGAGGTCGAGCAGCTCGCTGTCGGGAAGCTGCTGATACGTCGAGCGGCCGAGAAGCCGACCAACGATGTCACGCAGGCGCGAGCGCGGGGATGCCACGCGGCAAGCTCACCAGGACCGATCACCCAGCGCACGGAATTACGTTGTCCGCCGCAAAGCGGACAGGCGGACAAGATGCGAATCCCATGAGGCCGGCGCGATGCCGTATAGCTCGGCAAGCTTCGCGCGAGCGCGCGGCGACGGCTTCGTTAGACCCGACGCCCAGTCACTCACGCGTGAAGGCGACACACGACAACGCGCAGCAACTTCTCGCGCCGCCGTGCGCTGCAGCACGGCGAGCAACGCTCGCCGGCCCACGGTCATCGCTTGGGCCTCCAAGGGTCCATCGCGTCGTAGGGATCGATTCGCTCGTTATCGTCGTCTTCGTCTTCGTTGGTGCTGCGCATGCCTGATCGCGCAGCCTGCACCGACGATGGGAGTTCGTCCTCTTCGTCTTCAAGCTCGAGCGGCTCCCAAGCGCACAGCGCAAGCGCGTCGTAGCGATCGGGCGACCGTCCGAGGAGCTTCTTGATCTTCTTCTTCTCGACGAGCTTGATCCGGCCGTCGCGGCGCGGTTCCCACGTGAGCGCGTGCAGATCTTTCTCGAGCTTCACATCTTCTGGAATGCCAAGACCTTCGCGAAACTTCAGCTCGAGGCTGCCGGCGAGCTCGTCGCGCAGCGTGTCGTAGATTCGTTTTTCGCGGACGGCCAACTTCGATGAGGAGCGCATGCCCACAAGCTCGAAGGCCTTCGTGCGCTCCGCGTGCGCCTCGAGGTAGCCGTACACCCGGCTACCGACGGCACCCTCGCGGTCGACAATCACAACCGGTTTCTCACGAGGCACCTTGAGCGCCGTGATCAGCGACAGCAGGTGGACGAGGTGCGCTTCTTCGCTAAGGCCGATGTGCACCTCGATCTTCAGGACCTTGAGACCACGGCGCGCTGCGAATGCCGTTTCGTCGCCGGTGCCCGAATCGCCGGCGGGGTCGAGGCCAATGACGAGGCGGCCCGCGAGCGACGCGTCGTGCCAGCGCTTCTCCGCGAGGTCGATGACGTGGATCGGGAAGATCTTCCCGACCTCTTTCTCCGCGTGCACGCCCTTGACACGGATCGAGATCCACGCCGAGCTCTCTCCGTACTCGCGAGTCTTCTCGTCGATCCACTCGCGCGTGGCCAGGCCGGGGATAATCTCGCGACCTTCGATGACGTTCGGCGATTCAGCTGACGAGATCGTGAGCGTTTTGTAGAGGTGCGCCTTGGAATGAAACGCCTCGTAGAACTCGCCTTCGTTGCGCGTCGGATTTGAGAACATCGCGATGCCCGCGCCGCCGGCGCGGTTGCCCTCGATCGCTTCGAAGATCTCGTCGGGGATGCCGGACGCCTCGTCCGCGAGGTACAGTAAGTTGCGACCGGACACGCCGGCGACCGCTTCGGCCTCGCGAGCCGTGAAGCCGACGATCTCGCGGAAGTCGACGCTCTTGAGACCGGTGCGCGCGAGCTCGCCGGGCTCCTCTTCGATCATGCCGGAGTGAGGGCATGGCTTGCGGATGTGGTGGCCTTCGGGGTCGGCCAGCTTGCACGCGACGCAGCGGCCGCTGCGCGCGAGCATCATGCGCAGCTCGCGCCATAGGATCGAGTCGACCTGGCGCGCCGTCGTCGACGTCATGACAACGCGGGCGTCGGGGAACGAGCAGAAGTACCAGAGCGCGATGCCGGCGAAGGTGTGCGACTTCGACACTTTGTGACCAGCGCGCACCGCCACGCGCTTGTGATCGCGAATCGCCTCGATGACGTCGACCTGGCGCGACCACGGCTCGACGCCGATGATCTCGCGAAAGAACGCCACGGGGTCAGCCTGGTACCGCGGCGACGGGAAGCGAATGCGGGAGGAGAGCTCGAGCTCGAGCACCAGCTCGTCGCGCAGGTCGTCGGCCAGCGTAAGCCGAACGCGCGCCGGACGGCCGCGCTTGCGATCTTCCACCTCGCGCGCGATCGGACTCGTCATCTATGCGACCGCGCTCACTGCGCCTCGAGCGGCTCGCCGAGCGCTCGAGCGACGGCGCGCGCGGCGTCGGGGAACTCGACCAGCACCTTCACGATGCGACGCTTGATCATCTGCCAGGTCGGGTGCTCGCGGACGATTCTATCCTCGAGCATCTCCTCGTCCTTCTCGAGGCGAGCGCGCAGCGCCAGCAGGCGGCCCTCGCTGTCGGTGAGTTTGATGATCTCGCTGGGAAGCAGCGCCTTGTTGTTTCGCTGGTCCCGAATGCTCTTGAGCAGGGTCATGCAATCCTCGAGCGTCGACGGCGCGGAGCCGGCATCCTCCTCTTCGGGCTCATCGAGCGCGGCAAGAGCGGCGCCGACTACGGCGCCCAACGCGGTCGGTCGGTGCGACCAGGTCTCGGTCTGAATCCCGTAGACACTGAAGAGACGTGCGCGCATCGCGGCCGCCGGAACCTTGCGACCATCGCGCCAGTCGAGAACGGTCTGGCGTGAGCGGCATCCGACCGCCTCGGCGATCTCGGCCAGCGTTCCTGTCACCGCTAGCAGCAAGCGCTGGCCCTCGCTTCGAACGACGCGGTTGTCCGCCGCGACGCGAGCATTGTCCGCTGTGTCCGCCGGCGGACGCGACGCAGCGCGTTTGTCTGCCGATGCAGCGACGCGCGCTGCTTTTGTCGAGGTTTTCTTGCGCCGTTTCTTGTCCGCCGTTTTCATACGCAGAATTTCGCCGAATCGCTCTCTGAGG